GTCCTTTAGAATTTATATACATATAAAAGACATAACGGGCATATCTATGCCCGTTATTGCTTTTATTTATAAGCACTATTGAAATCTAATTCAATAATTTTATTCTAAGAACGATGAGAATTAAACTAACTCATCACACCCCCATTGTTCGAACGTATGTCACGTTCACAATAGTAAGGAGTTCTTTCAACCTTACATTATTTGTTCTATAGACCAATTAAGTCTTTAAACTTTATAACCTATAAAAAGTAAATAATAATAAAATAAAAGAAAAATACATATTTCATTTGAAAAACCAAAACGATAGTATACTCACTGTGTGAGAAGTCTATGTCTTGGTTTTATAACCAAGGAAATAAATACTGATATGGCGGAATGCCATTAGACACAAGTCTACAAGCCTTTAGGCTAGATCTATAGTTGTAATCAACAACGACCTATCTGTTTATACATTTTGCAGATACAAAACTACTAAAAGACCTCGATTGACTCAAGTCAGGTATCATACACCTACGTAATACACGTCCTTTATCAGGAATGAAGTTTCGTAAAGTATGTAATATCACATGATTAAATCACTACCTGCTTATGTGTTTGAGAACGAATTAAGCAAACCTTTGATTCAGGATAATGAATCACCCGTATGTTCTGTGAATACCGTCGGAGAGACACAAAAAGGTACCACAGTCCCAATGCACCCCGTGGTTGGACAACCAAACTTACCGTTAAATTACAACACAACTCAAGTTAAACCACAATTTGGTTTAGAAGATTTAGATGTTGTAGGTTTATTTCTTACCAATTTAAAAGAAAACACCAGTCTTAGTATTGACGAAGACAAAACTGAATATGTGATTAAGGAAGCTAGTAATTTAGTAGCATTATTTTTCGCATTGAAGGAAGTTCAATCATTTCCTCAATTTGCATCCATCATTTATTTGTATGCAGGTACTCATTATGAGAAATCTGTAGCAGTATCTGTTTGTTCATATTTCAATGAATTATTTGCAAAAGAAAAACAAGAGGAAACGGAGATTGAACCACAGGCTCCAATTGAAAGACCAGCATGGCTTGCTGTTCTAACAGATGCCCATAATAATTGGCATATGTGTAGAACTAATAAAGCTTTCTCACAATTATCTAAATTACTAGGTTTATTAGTAACAGTCGGATTATGTGATGCTGCATCTATTCAATTTACTATAGGAGGATTCAAACTCTTTGATGATCAAATTATCAAAGAGCATGTATCTGCTGCTAGTTTGGTTGATGCTATTTTTAGCACGGTTACATTCTTTGCAGAAGGAGCATATTTATGTTTTAAACATGGATCTATAAGACCACTTATTATGAGTGACTTTAAGATTCTTGATATTGATGAACAATATGCTAGAGCCGTAGGATGGTGGGATTTAGTTAGAGCTGGAAATTTTGAGAAAGTCATGGGTAAAGTTGATTCAGAATATGAGTCACTTTTAACCGAACTTTCTACTGCTATTAAAGCAATGATTCCACTAACTAAAGGTATAGAAAACAAGCTCTTAAACGATAAATTTCTAAGAGTATTACAAATGGAGAATGACTACGTCACGCACAAGATTGCTTGTGGTGTACGTAGAGCACCATTTTGTATTGAAATTTTCGGAGAAAGTGCTCAAGGTAAGACAACTTTT